ATCCGACCAGCAGCTGGACATACCAGGTCCTCGAGATTGTCCGAGGTCGTAAGAATGCTCATCAGCGAGAGCGCCAACTAATCGCGGACATGTCTCCCACACTAAATACTTTTTGAGGTACTTATGATTAAAGAACAAGTATTCGATTTTTTAGACAATCTCCGGGCATCGGGAACTATCAACATGTTTGGTGCAGGTCCTTATGTTCAAGATGTGTTTGGGTGTGATAGGTTTGAGGCACGAGACTTAGTTATTGAGTGGATGGAAACCTTTAGTGAAAGGCATTCCAATGAATGAACGACTACGCGCTCTCGCCGCACAAGCAAAACTAAACGGTGTAGAATTTGATGCTCTAAGGTATTATGTAGGAACTGAAGAAACCTTTTCTGCATTTGCAGAGTTGATTGTTCGGGATGTTATGAATTTGTTCGGCGATGAACGGATTAGTTTGCATTATCTGGAACAACCTTGTTGCGAAGATTCAGTATATCTATTACAATCGAAGATCAAAGAACATTTCGGAGTTGAAGAATGAGCGAATATACAAGACAACTCACAGCAGAACAATTGATAGAATATATCGCTTGTGACTATGTAGAGTTGAGCCATGAAAAGATCGTGCTACAGCGTAACGATTTTATGAAAATTTGTCGTGAATGGCTGGAACACAATAAAGGTGGGCCAGGAGTTGAAGAATGAAGTTTAGTAAGTGGAATGAGTGGAATGAGTATGAGCAAGAAGCGTTTAAAGTTTGGCTAAAGGGCGTCTTGACAACTGAAGATGTTTCTGTTACATTTACAAAGCGTGACGGCACCGAGCGTGTAATGAAAGCTACGCTTAAAGAAAGTGCCATCCCACAAACAGAAAAGAAAACAGAAAGAACCCGTGCGCCGAATAATGAAGTAATCTCCGTAATAGATGCGGAGATTGGTGAATGGCGTAGTATTCGGTATGATTCGATTACACAAGTGAGGTTTACCCTTGAAGGTAATAAGCAACCCTGAACCAATAGCTCCCGATATTGTCTCGGGCTCCGATAACTATGTTAGTCGGTTAGTGTATGCCTTTAACTGGTATAACGCAGAAAAGGATAAGAAGGATGCAAGAAAGTATCTAGAGGATTATTGCAGAAAATCATTTCAAAATAAAAACCTGCAGGGGGTAGTTGATGCAGACATCGTATTGACTATGGGATGGGTAGCACGCCTGCATAATAAAGGTGCCCAACTTTCAGCCGAGCATATTGATAGACTGAATGTATACATTTCTTCTCTGCAACCAGTTCAGCGTTTGCAAGTGGCGTCTGCACCTAAAGTATCAGTTCAGGAAGCCACTCAGAATAGAATTCGCACCTATATTGGCGAACTTGAAGGTGTGGTGGATGAAATAGCAAAGAATCCAAAAAGCGACTTTTCCTTGTTGGACGATCTGAAGAAAAATCAGCTTCCGCAAACTGTCGGGAATGATATTAACACATGGATGAGAGCAAAGGTAACTGAACTGATAGCTGCCTATGAAGGAAAAGACAAAGATCTTGCTGAAGGATATTCTAATTTTCGAAAGAAGGATCTGTTAACAATCATCAAGAAGTTAGCAACATTCATTGAAGATGCAGAAAAATATTCGGCATTTAAAAAAGCGAATCGTAAGCCCCGTGAGAAGAAAGTCAAACCTGCGGGGGTGCAAGTCAAAGGACTTAAGTACAAGACGCGAGACGATGAACTGAAGATTTCCTCAGTGTCTCCCACTGAAGTAGTTGGTGCTCAACAGGTATGGGTGTTTAACACTAAAACCAGAAAGCTAGCTGTATACCGAACTGATAGCGCGTTAGGTATTCAAGTTAAGGGAACCACTTTGCAAAATTATGATCCTGAAATGTCTCTACAAAAGACACTTCGCAAACCGGCGGAACAAATTAAAGATTTGCTTGCTGCAGGGAAGGTGCAACTAAGAAAATTCATGGATAACATTAAAGCGGTGCCTACGACTCCAAATGGTCGTATTAATGCAGATACACTTATTCTAAGGACAGCAAAGTGATTGTCATTGATTATAATCAAGTAGCCATCTCTAATCTTATGGCTGAACTGGGAGGGAGAAAGGATATTGAAATCAACCTTCCTCTTATTCGCCATATGATTATCAATACGATACGAGGTTACAAACAACGCTTTGGTGCAAAGTATGGTGATGTGGTTATCGCTTGTGACAATCGTAACTATTGGCGGCGTCAGGCATATCCTCACTACAAAGCGAATCGTAAGAAAGATCGTGATGATTCGGGATATGACTGGAAAGCTATTTTCGATGCTTTATCTACGGTGCGAGCAGAAATTGATGCTGTGTTTCCCTATCCCGTGCTAAATGTAGATGGCGCCGAAGCTGATGATGTTATTGCAACACTTGCTGAATGGTCGCAGGAGAATGATCTGCAGGAAGGAATGTTTGATGATCCTAAACCCTTTCTTATTGTTTCGGGCGACCATGACTTCATTCAACTACAAAAATTTTCAAATGTAAGTCAGTACAGTCCTAAAACTAAAAAAATGGTGAAGCCAGAACGAAAGCCAGAACTATATGTCATTGAACATATCATTCGAGGTGACTCAGGAGATGGCGTTCCTAATGTTTTATCAGATGACACTTGCTTAATTGAAAGTAGAAGGCAAAAACCCATTCAGACAAAAAAGCTAGAGGAATGGATTAAGGATCCTAGCAAGATGCCACAGGATGCAGAATTCAAAGCCAACTACACAAGAAATGAACTACTAGTCGATCTAACTAAAATTCCCGAAACGCTCAAGACAAACATTATAAATACATTTGTAACTTTACCCAAAAAAGATCGTAGTCAACTAATGAATTACTTCATGCAAAATAGAATGAAACAGATGCTTGAGGTGATGGGAGAATTTTAATGCGTCTATTACTTCCTGAAATTTTTGACCGTGTTGAAAAAGCACCAACAGTACAAGAAAGAAAAGACATCCTTCTGAAAAATAACTCTCCAGTGTTGGTAGAGATTCTGAAGATGAATTTTCATCCTGATATTAAATTTAAACTTCCAGAAGGTGAACCTCCTTTTAAACGAGAGGGTGTTCCCATGGGGTTAGCAGACAGCAATCTTTACAAAGAGATGCGCCGGATGTACGTCTGGATCAATCCTCCTGAAAATCTACACAAAATTAAACGCGAGACACTTTTCATTCAATTGCTAGAAAGTATTAATGAAAAAGAGGCGGTCCTATTGTGCGCGGTTAAGGATAAAGATATGTCACGCCTATATCCCAGTGTAAACTACGAATTAGTTAATGAAACATTTCCCGGACTTTTGCCCCCCAAAACAGTTGTTGTAGAAAAACAACAAATGGAGGCTGATCCCCCAAAAAAGCGAGGTCGTCCAAAAAAGACCGGTTGACAGGTCTCTATGATTTTGATATGATGAAAAACTCAAGTGATGAGGCCTGGCATGTTGATCTATACGACCACCCGCAGTTCAAAAAAGCAACCTCGCAAGACGAAACGCGAACTCGAGGAATACAATCGTTGGTTGCAAAGTGTAAATCCTTCTGGCAAAAAATTAGAGAAAAAATTTACACAACTACAACCAAGTAAAGTTTATCGGCGTGGATACGAAGAGACAAAAGCTATTCCTAGTTACGATTCTGGTGCTCCTGCTGTGCTTGCTGTGAAGAGCATCATGGATCCTTTCAATCTTCAAAAAGAGTCCGAAGAGGTGCGTGAGGCAATTATTTCAAAAAGTAAGCGCGTGACTAGCCTTTATAACAAAGGGGGTCTACAATATATTAGTGATGATACCGACCCAACCACATTGGGTTCAAGTGAAAGGAGAAGGTAATGAGCACAATCTTTAGCAATCCTGCAGATCGAAAAACGATTCGAGATGCTCTTCATGAAATCTCAGCAGCGATGACTCGCATTGAAGGTGAGCGTGATTATATTAGTGAAACAATTAAGGACATTACGGCTAAGTATCCTGCGGTTTCTAAGAAGGTTTTTAGGAAGATGATTAAGGTGTATCATTCTCAAACATTCTCACAAGAGGTTGAGGAGCATGAGGAGTTTGAGAACCTGTATGAAACCATCACTACGGCGCCTACAAAGAATGAATAACACTCGCTACATTGTTGAAGTTCAAATTCTGGATGCAATCAATCGACCCAAGAAGAAGCGTATTCTGGGTGTCTGGGGAGACGCCGAAAAGATTCCTTATGATCTCATTCGTCGTGCAAACAGTATTGCCTATCCCGGTTGTTCAGTCGAAATCAAGGTCAATGCATACGAAGGGCCGTAATGAAGGTTAAATTGCCCGATGTTCTTCCTAAAGTTAAATATAAAAGCGATTTCTTCTATATTTGATAGTTTGAGCTCTTGCTTCCATAAAGGAATAGAAGATTGTTGTGAAAAACTTTTTCATAGTAAGCCTCCTCTTTGGGGTCTGTTAAGGTCTCGAAGAATCCTCTCTACATCAACCAAATCTTGAGCGAACTCGAAATGCTTTTCAAAACTTTTTCTATCATATTCCTTGATTTTATCATCTAGGTATTGTATAATGCGCTTAAACATGGTTACACCTTTTGGGTTGTTGAGAAGTGGTGGGATTGTGTCCCCTTATATTTATATTGCAACGCAACATGAGTTCTAATCTTATACTTTTGGTGGCCCTTATTTATTTGTATGTCGCAATCGAGCAGGGCATGAAGGGTAACATGGGCATACTTATCGCTTTCGCGGGATATGCATTTTCAAACATAGGTCTTTACATTCTTTCTTCAAAGTGAGGTAATAAACATGAGTTACAATTATGAATCACATTACGCACAAGCACCACAGGATCAAAGTCATTTGGGTCAATTCAATGGTGTGGGATTTTCTGCACATCTAGAAAATGTTAATGCTTTGAGTCGACTACAACCCTTGTCTATATTTATTTCAACTGACCTTATGCAGCGTCTTACTGAACTCGAAATGAGTATTGATGTTTTAGCTGAAAGACTGGCACCGATTACAAAAATTCTAGATACACAAGGACCGATGGTGAGTCTTTCGGTTAAGCAAATTGTCCTGTCAGATTCAGATATTCGAGCAAAGCTGTGCGCGCTTGAAAATAAGATTATAGAAATTACCAATAAAATTTCCTCCATGACCAACAATTTAGAAACACTCTAATGAAATCAGAATATAAAGAATTGGCTAAACAGGCAGGATTTATATTTTGGGCAAATGAGGATTGGAAACCTGATGATGCTGTGATTGACTGGTCATGTGACTACGATAAAGAACTAGAGAAACTTATCGAATTAGTTATAGAAAAATATGGCAAATGGCATCGTGTTTCAGTGGATCCAGAATAATGTTGTTTTAAAACAACACCATTGTTGCATGTATACAACAGTTAAAAATACCGGTTGCATTCCTCTACAGAATCTGTATAATTGATATTGTCGATTGATTGAGAGGAAACGACATGGCTAAGAAGATGACTCGGGAGCAAATCGAACTAGTTGTGACTCGCTTTGCTAAGCAGGCGACAGGTAAGCATGGTGACTATGCTTTTACTGCAGGTTACTTGCAATCTCTTGTATCATCCCTGCTTGCTAAAATGCCTGCAAAAGAGCAAGAGGCGCAAATCAAAATTCTTCTAACCTCTTCGGTGTGGGAATGAGACTCAAAGAAAAACTTCTGGGGGGACTGTACTTTTACAGTTCCTCTCTCCCTATTCTCGCTTACATTGTTCTAATACTTTTTATTATTTTTGTGGTCTTATAATGAACACGGACAATATAAATATTTTACTACAGCAGGTGGCACAGGAACTCAAATCTCGACAGATTGAGATTGATACCGAACACCTGATGCAGGAGATTGCCTTTCTCGAGTGGGTTAAGGCAATGGAAAACGAATACTCTGCCTACAGTTACTGCGAGGAATAAATGAAAAAATTAATTGCCGCCATTGCCTTATCTGTTTCTGCCAGTGCAGCAAATGCTATTGGACCCGAAGCGGTTGTAGGTGCATTAATCGGCGGCATTATCATTGGTCAGGCAACTGCAGAACCTTCTCCGCCTCCATATGTTTACTATCCTCCTCATTCCTATGGAGGACATATTCAGGGTCATTACCACTACGCTCCTCGACCTGTTCGCCAATGTTTCAGCGTTCCTCTCTATGATGCCTATGGTCGTTATGTCTCTTCTACACGCAGATGCCATTATGTTCAATACTAAACTTATCAAGCGACGCAATCCGGTTGCCTTTGACTTGCTTCTTTCAGGTACATATAAACAGCGAAAAGTTAAATCTAAGCGTGATTATAAGCGCAATTTCAAGAATCAAAAGGAGTATGAATTAACTACATCATATTGAAAGGGGCATTATGTCATGGTTACTTGGGGGCCCTCGCCCCAAATTTGTTAATGAGTCAAAAGAAACAACGGCAAAAAAAGTTTGTTGGTTACTAGATTATTCAAGGAGTGATGATGAAGCGCTACACAGTAGAAATTCAGGAAGACGAATCGGGACAATTCCTGGAACTTCCCGACCCCCTTCTTCAAGAAACGGGATGGAAAGAGGGTGATACACTTAACTGGATTGACAACAAAGACGGTTCCTACACTCTTGAGAAAGTAGAAACGCCAACTGAGAAAGAATTTGTGCTGATTGAGACAATGAGTGTTTATAGAATGCGTTATGTTGTTGAGGTTCCGAAGGGCAAACCAAGTTGGGCAGAGGATACGGTTGTTCTAGAAGAGGCAAAAGAGTTCTCACAAAAGCACATTAGTGAAGAAATTTTCTCTTCTCGTGTTCTGGACAAGGAAGAAGTTGTAAAACTTTTCCATACGGATAATGATTATCTTTCTAATCAAAGTCCCGAAACCATTATTGACAAATGGGTCACTAAGGTTGATAATGATGGTAGTGTAACAAATTGAGAGTGATAGGTGAATATATTCTACCTCCATACTGATCCAAAAACTTGTGCAGAAATGCACAATGATAAGCACTGCGTGAAGATGATTATCGAGTACGCACAGCTTATGTCTACCGCTCATCGTGTGCTTGATGGCGAAGAATACTATGACAAGACCGCCAATGGTCGTAAGATTAAACGATGGCGTATGGAGAATCCAAAATATGAAAATGGTCTGATGAAGGCATCACATGTTAATCATCCATCTGGTGTTTGGGTTCGTCAAAGTCAGCAAAATTACATGTGGCTCAATCAGATGTGGAATTATTTGTTATTAGAATATACTCATCGTTATGGTAAACGCCATGCTTGTGCAGACCGTATGGATGTTCTGTATGCTTGGCCAGAAAATATTCCCAATGGTGCTTTTACACCACCGACACCTGCAATGCCAGATGATGTAAAAGTTCCCAATGACTCTATTGCATCCTATCGTAACTATTATAGGAAGAATAAAGTTCACCTAGCGTCTTGGAAAAAGCGTCCTGTGCCTGACTGGTACACACAAAATGTATAAATAAAGATATGCCACTATACGATTATCAATGCTCATCATGCAATCATACATTCACAGAAATGTATCGTATTGCAGACAGAAATAAACCAGAGGGCGATCCTTGCCCCTCATGCCAATCTCACACCTTGCAATTAGTTATCGGGACACCTGCAATGGGTGACTCGGTTCGTTTAGGTATTCGAACACACGATGATGGGTTTAGGGAGGTCCTATCGAAAATTCATTCTTCTACATACAAGAGCAATCTAAACAACAAACTATCTAGATAATGGTCAGCGCGAAAATAATTCCGTTTAACCAAAGGGACAGCAATTTAAGGCTGTCCTTTTTTATTTCAGAGGGCTACATGGCAAAGAGACAAGAAAAAGTACAAACATTGCCTAATCATCGTCTTAAAATTTACCTAGACGATATGAATGTAATATCACCTTTGACTGACAATCAAAAAATATTTTTTGAACACTACAACGATGGACAATCCTTCATGTTGCTGCATGGCGTTGCAGGCACTGGGAAATCATACATTGCACTTTACAAAGCCCTCGAGGAAGTGCTCGATAAGTCCTCAGTTTACGATAGAGTCATCATTGTCAGATCAGCTGTTCCCGCTCGAGACATCGGACACCTACCAGGAGATGAGAAAGAAAAAACAGAAGTGTACAAAGAACCCTATGTAGAAATCTGTGCGAACTTGTTTACTCGCGGGGATGCATTCCAGCGTCTACAAGAACAAGGAGCATGCCACTTTCTTATTACTTCGTTTTTGCGAGGAGTTACTCTAGACAATAGCATCATTATTGTTGATGAGTGCCAGAACCTTTGTGACTCAGAAATCAATACAATTATGACTCGAGTCGGAAATAATTCAAAGATTATCTTTTGTGGTGACTTTAGGCAAACAGATCTGAACAAGAAAAATGACATGTCAGGCCTCAAAAAGTTTATCAACATTGCCAAGATGATGCCCACCTTTAAACTTATAGAATTTTCTCCTCAGGATATTGTGAGAAGTGAATTAGTTAAACAATATATTTTAGCACGACTAAAGTACGAAGATTCAAATTCTCATATATAATGTTGACAAGGCATGATGTATTGCTTATAATACAGCATGTTTATTATTTACAATAAAGATGAAACTTTTTAGAACGCAACCGCATGTACCAACTATTCCTAAACTCAAACAGATAACAAATACGGCTACTGGCAAGAGACTTTATGTAACCCCCGAGGGAAAAAAGTACCCATCAATCACAACAATCTTGCAGGAATATAGCCGAGAAGGAATAGAAGCATGGAGGAACAAAGTTGGTTCAGCGGCGGCAAATGCGATAGCAGCGAGGGCAGGACAAAGAGGTACACGTTTACACGGTCTCTGTGAAAAATACCTGCAAAATCAGGACCCCATCACAGAGTATGTGTCTGTCTTTGACAAGGCATTGTTTACCTCGATTGTCCCCCTCCTGAATGATATTGACTATATACATATTCAAGAACAGCGTTTGTATTCTGACCACCTTAGAGTAGCAGGAACCGTTGATTGTATTGCGGAGCATAAAGGTCGCCTGAGTGTAATAGATTTTAAAACGGCGTCAAAAAGAAAACAAAAAGAACAAATAGAAAATTACTTCATGCAGTGTACTGCGTACAGTATCATGTATGAAGAACTGACTTCTATTCCCGTAGACAAGATTGTTCTAATTATTGCATGTGAGGACTACGAACCTCAATTATTCGTAGAAAAAAGAGATAACTATGTTAAACAACTTTTACACTACAGAGACCTTTATGAAAAAAATAATCCTTCCTATCTTGATGATGTTTTGGATGGGTTCACCTACAGCTCAGACAGTAACGAGATTCTCATATGATGTTGCTTGCACTGACACAGCTTTTTTGTTCAAAGGTCTTAAGGATGAATACAATGAAACACCTTTTGCGACTGCATCAGTAGAAGGAAAGGTGATTGTTGTATTCTGGAAATCACCATCTGGAAAGTTTACAGTAACAGTATCGACAGAAACACCTGCACGCTCATGTGTATTGATTGATGGCGATAGCTTAAAAATTCTTGATAATAAGGAAAAGATAAGTGCACAATCTACAGGATTACATTAGGGTCTATGATGACATTTTAGACAAAGAAACATGTGAAAACCTCATAGCAAAATTTGAGACATGTGACCAATTACAAAAAGTTGAATCTGAGATTTATAAATTTCATCAACTTAACGTAACTCAAAGAGAAGATTGGAAAGAAGCGAGCGAGATGTTTGCAAGTCTTTCTTACTCTGCAGCTTCAGCTTACTTTAATGATGTAGACGCTCTAATCGTTCCTCAGCTCGAGGGCTTTGAAGAAATTCGCATCAAGCGGTATCGTCCCGGTGAGAATGAAAGATTTGATGTTCATGTAGATGTGGGCGACCAACGAACCTCAAAAAGATTTTTGGTCATTTTCTGTTACCTAAATGATGTAGAAGAAGGTGGAGAAACTTCTTTCCCCACATTGGGCATCGACATTAAACCTAAGGCGGGGCGTGTTCTTATGTTTCCCCCTATGTGGATGTTCCCTCATGAAGCAAAAGTTCCTGTTTCGGGAGATAAGTATATCGTAGGAACTTATCTACATTATGTGAATAAATAATTATGTTGCAAGTATTCAAGGAATACTTAAAAATTATTTTTTCTGGATTAAAGTGGGTAGTATTGTATCTTGTCGGTGCTTACTCTATAGTATTATTCGTTCTCTTCTTTGCAAACTTTATATGTAAACATTGTTCATAATGTGGGTCTGGGTACTTTCAATCACCATATTGAGCACACCACCTGAAAATGTTACAATAGCGAAATATGACACACGCCAAGATTGTCAGAAGGCCTTTTTGGATAAAAAGCAACAAGAGGCACTTAAAGGAAAAGAAATAGTAGGAACTTGTTACTACAGGCGTGTAGACAAAAAAGGTTGGTGGTAAATGCTAGAATTACTGTACTTGCTGATATGTACACACATTACAATCATATGTGTGACATTGTACTTGCATCGAGGGCAAGCACATCGAGGTATCAAGTTTCATTCTGTTGTTGAACACTTTATGAGATTTTGGTTATGGCTCACAACAGGAATGGTTACAAAAGAGTGGGTGGCGGTTCATCGTAAACACCACAGGTATTGTGAAAACAAGAATGACCCACACTCACCCCATGTGTATGGAATCTGGACGGTGTTGTTCGGGGGTGCATGGTTGTACGCGCGCGAGACAGATGACAGAACAATGGTAGATACTTATGGCGTAGGTACTCCTAATGACTGGATTGAAAAAAATCTGTACAGCAAGTATACCTTACATGGCGTTTCAGCGTTGTTGATTTTTAATACAATCATCTTTGGTGGGTGGGGCATTGTTATATGGTTGATACAAATGGCGTGGATTCCGTTTTGGGCAGCAGGTGTGGTGAATGGAATTGGGCACTGGTTCGGTTATCGAAATAATGAAACCAAAGATAAGTCGAGAAACATTATACCTTTTGGATTTATCATTGGCGGCGAAGAATTGCACAATAATCACCATGACTCACCCGCAAGCCCAAAGCTATCACAGAAATGGTGGGAATTTGACATTGGTTGGATGTGGTTAAACATTTTATTAAAAATGAAACTAGCAAAAATTAATCATAATATATAAAGTATAATCGTATGAAGTTGATCGAAAGGTGTTCTGGACGGCGGTTCGATTCCGCCCAGGTCCACCAAAAGCATTATTGTCAGCACTGTGGGAAGCGCAGATAGACAATACTAGAACAAGGTTCGAATCCAAACAATAATGCTTTTGATGGGCCTGACCTGGTTTCGACAGGGCAATAAGTAGAGACATGGACG